AAGGCCGCCAAGGATGCCGCCGGTGTGTTGCCACCTGGCAAGGTGTTCATCGGCTTTCTAGACGACTACAAGGACGCCTCAGAGGCTTTACAGGCTGGCGACAGCGAGGCGATCCGAGCGGTTTGTAACTACGAGCATGTACAATACAAACCTGATGGCATTGTCGATGCAAAATCCTTGCTCGACGTCATCACCACACCTTCTCCACCATCAGATCATGACTATCCGTTTCAAGGACTACAATCAAAGCTTCACGGGATCCGGTACGGAGAGCTTGTCACGATTACTGCAGGATCAGGGATTGGCAAATCGTCCGTCTGTCGCGACTTATGTACTCACCTGCTTAACAAAGGAGAACGGGTCGGTTATCTGGCACTTGAAGAGTCAAACCGACGTACAGCTCTCGGGCTTATGTCAGCAGCGGTCGGCAAGTCCCTCCACCTCGGAGAACCTGATCGATCTGAGCTGACCGAAGCGTTCGACAAAACGATCGCAAACTGGAACCTACACCTATTCGATGGCTTTGGATCGTACGACCCGGATCACATTTACGAACGGATTGAATATATGGCAGCCGGTCTTGAGACCCGTGTTGTCTTCCTTGATCACCTGTCTATTCTGCTCTCTGGCCTTGACGGCGACGAGCGGAAGATGATAGACACGACAATGACCAAGCTACGTTCACTGGTTGAGCGTACTGGCATTGCATTGTTCCTTGTTTCTCACTTACGGAGAACCACATCAGATGTCAACCATGAAGAGGGTGCACGAGTCACGCTCGGACAGCTCAGAGGATCCGCTTCTATTGCTCAACTCAGTGATGCTTGCATTGCGCTCGAACGCGATCAGCAGAGCGGATCTGAACGAGGCACTACGACTGTGCGAGTCCTTAAAAATCGATATTCTGGCGAAGTTGGCGTCGCCTGTCAGCTGAGCTATGATCTTTCCACCTGTAAATTCCATGAAATTGAACCAGAAGCAGAGTTTGACCCAACAACTGATTTCTAAACCCAACCCACCCACGCCTGAAGCAGTTGAAAAAGCGCAGTTTGTTGACAAGACGTACAAATGGAAGGGATCTGCAGCGTATAAAGCTGCTGACTCTAAACCTTCTAACTAACGGATTGATCTTCGTAACTAACTTATTCATTGTCGCTGGCGTCATACGTCACTGGAACGATGTTAATTTTTGATTTAGAAGCGGACGGTCTTTTAGATGATGTTACCTGCATCCACTGTGTGGTTATCTACGACTCGGAAACTGATCAGACCCTTCGTTACAACGACCAGGGGAACACTGAACCGATTACAAAAGGCATTCAACGTTTGGAGGATGCTGAGGTTATCGCGGGTCACAACATCATCGGGTACGACATACCCTGTATTAAAAAGATCTATCCGTGGTTTGAACCGACCGCCTTGGTCGTTGATACCCTTCTTCTGTCGCGGTTATACCACACGGACCTGAGGGATCTAGACATGAAACACAAGTGGAAGAACATGCCACTGCAAATGTATGGTCGTCACAGCCTTGAGGCTTACGGTCATCGCTTGTCTGAATACAAAGGCGATTTCGGTAAAGATGCAGATTGGTCTGAGTGGTCACAAGCCATGGAAGACTACTGCGTACAAGATGTTATTGTCACTAAAAAACTATGCGATCACTTCCACCCATACCTGAGTGGGTCGCGCTAGAACATGACGTTGCACGAATCCTCACACAACAAGAGCTACATGGATGGAGTTTTGATGAACGCGCTGCATGGCAACTTGCATCGACTCTCCGAACAGAACTTGAAGAAACTTATCAACTACTACGTGACCGGCACCCTTTCGTCTACGGATCAAGCTTTACTCCTAAAGCAGATAACCGAAGATACGGGTATGTCAAAGATTGCGAAGTAACCAAGCTCAAAGAACTAAACCCTACATCGAGAGATCATATAGCATGGATTCTAAAGACCTTTTATGGATGGAAACCGACCCAGCTGACTCCCACTGGGAAGCCTATTATCGACGAGGTGATTCTGACGGAGATCGGGACGGACATCGCAAAGATGTTTCTCAAGTGTCTCGATATTACAAAGAAATTGGGGATGATCTCGGAAGGCATGAACGCATGGCTGAAGCTATGTACGAGTGCTAAACGTATTCATCATCACTGTTCAGTAGCCACAAACACGCACCGTTGTGCACACCGTAAACCCAACCTAGGACAAGTCCCAAGTGAACCAGAATACAGACGACTATTTATACCTACGCCCGGCCAAATTATGGTTGGTGCTGATCTTGCAGGCATTGAACTCAGGATGCTTGCTCATTATCTTGCTAGGTATGACAAAGGTCGTTACGCTGACATCCTCCTTAACGGAGACATTCACCAAGTTAATGCCGACAAAATTGGTATCTCCAGACGTGACGTCAAAACTGTTACCTACGCCTTCCTCTACGGGGCAGGTGATGCCAAAATTGGGCATTCCTTCGACTCTCAACTAGATGATGCAAAAGCTAAAAAGAAAGGCAAAGAAATTAGGGCAGCATTTGTTGATGCTATCGATGGACTTGCGGAACTTCTTGCGGCAATCAAAGCGGCGAGTGAGAAGGGCTTTGTTCGATCAGTAGACGGACGCAAGATACATGTTGACAGTTCACACAAAGCCTTGAACTATTTGCTCCAGTCAGGAGCCGGTGTTCTGGCTAAGCGGTGGATGGTCATCAATCACGAAAACACAAAAGAGTTGTGCTGTTCACAGCTCGCCTTTATACATGACGAATTGCAATTTGAATGCGACCCAGACCACGCAGACGCCTTATCAGCATCCCTGGTACGCAGCGCTGAAGCGGCTGGAGAATACTATAACTTACGCCTCCCAATCAGTGCAGAAGCAAAGCAAGGGAGGGACTGGTCGGAGGTCCACTGATGAAGCTATTAGTTGACGCCGACTACATTGTTTATAAATGCTGTGCAGGAGCTGAAGATGAGATCAATTTTGGTGATGACGTTATCGTCGTTGTCAGCAAGTTCTCTGATGCAATGGCTAACGTACAGCGAGAGCTGACTAAAATTAAAAACCACTTCATGTGGGACACACCAGAACTGGTGCTGTTTTTTAGCGACTCTAAAAATTTCAGGAAAAAAATTTACCCCGATTACAAAGGTCATCGAAATCGTAAGAAGCCGTGTGGCTATCGTCGGGTAATTTCCGCACTGAAAGAAACTTATGAAGTTATCAAGCTTCCTGAGCTAGAAGCGGACGATGCCATGGGTATCTACGCCACAGCTAACCCTGGTAACATCATCGTCAGTCCTGACAAAGACATGCGTCAGATTCCTGGCAAGCTATTCAACCTTGACGAAGTGGTAGAGATCACTCCTGAAGAGGGTATGAAATGGCATTACATTCAGACACTCGCTGGTGACCAGACTGATGGTTACAGTGGTGTCCCTGGTATTGGGATCAAGCGTGCAGTTGCTTTGTTTGAAGAGCATGGCTACACGTGGGATACCGTTGTCAAAGCATTTGCTGACAAAGATCTAGACGAAGAGGTAGCCTTGACTAATGCCAGACTCGCACGCATTCTCACATACACAGATTATGACCCACAAGAACACAAGGTCATTCCGTGGACTCCCACCGCCGCCAGTTTTGGAACTGACGGTGGAGCAGGAGTTTAAGATCCGACGACTAAAAGATCTGCTGCCTGAAGCTGACAAGGATGACATCATTACTTTGTTCCTTGCGTTACAGCGGCAGAACTTTTGCCTTAGCAACACTGTTTCAAACCTTGTAAAAAATTGGATCACCGATCACCCGCCCACTACACCCGAGGATCAATAGAGGTCTGGGATTTCATTCGAGATCAAGGCTTAAACTACCACCTCGGTAACGCAATTAAATACATTTGCCGAGCCGGTCACAAAGACAGCAAGGTAGATGATCTGAAAAAAGCTATCCACTACCTTGAAAATGAACTCCTACATACACACGAGCTTGATGGACCAAGCCGAGCAGTTCCGCTCCGCTTACAATCTCCGCTCTGGCACGACTCAGAGATCGACTCAGAAAGCTTTGATCGATGAAGAGTGGTCGGAGTTTCACGAAGCTTACCACCTCAAGGATGAGTGTGAACAGCTCAAAGAGCTTGCTGATCTAGTTTACGTGTGCTATCAGTTTGCTTCTTCTCAAGAGTGGGATCTCGATGAAGCTATGCACCGAGTTCACCAATCAAACATGTCTAAACTTGGCGAAGATGGTAAACCTATCTATCGCGAAGATGGTAAGGTCTTGAAAGGACCTAACTATCAACCACCAAATTTGAAAGACCTTATTATCGAATGACCACCTCTTATATTTCTCGCACTGGTCGTGTCCAATCTTGGATTGATGACCCTACCTCCCGACTGCCAGTGTCTTGTACTGTCTTCGTAGTTGAAGACTCAATGGAAGGACCTGATGGAATCGAAGCAAGCTGGCGATTTGTGTCACATGCTCTGCGATATGGAGCAGGTTGCGCGGTCCACCTGTCGAAACTGCGACCCCGAAACGCAGAAAATGGAAAGGGACTTGTTGCGTCTGGTCCAGTCTCTTTCGCAAAAATCTATTCAACATTAAATGAAATCCTACGACGAGGAGGTGTATACAAGAATGGGGCGGTGGTGTGTCACCTTGACCTCAACCACCCTGATTGTCTTGAGTTTATCACTACCCCTCGTAGCGATCTTCCATGGGTCAAGCGATGCGTCAACATCAAGCCCGAGTGGTGGGAAGCCTGTGAATTTAAAGACAAGCTTCTCTACGGGATCAAGTCTGGTGACATCTGGCTCAACAAAGTAAAGTATGACAATGAAGGAAAACGAATCCGAGGCAACGTCTGCCTTGAAGTTTACCTGCCATCACGAGGAACTTGCTTGCTACAGCATGTCTCTCTTGGTGCCTGTGAGTTCGACGACATCCCGCGAGCTTTCGTTGAAGGTATGTCCGAGCTGTGCGACCTCCATGGCAAAACAGGTGTTGGAGAAAGCGGTGAATACCTCCCTTCAGAAACCGACCGACAAGTTGGCTTGGGACTACTCGGACTTGCTAATCTACTACGGCGTTACGGAGTGACGTATGAGCAGTTCGGCACTGCTTTGGACCAGTACAATGCAGGAGAGGTGGTACGCACGCCAGCCTATGAGCTGGTCTCCCAATTTGCAATTGGTATTGAAGGTGCCGCCAACATTGCACGCAATAATAATATGGTGCGAGCCTTTGCGATTGCTCCAACTGCCTCCTGCAGTTATCGAAGCAAGGATCTGGATGGCTTTACTTCAGCACCAGAGATCGCACCACCTATCAGCCGAACGGTAGACCGTGACAGCGGTACGTTTGGTGTTGAAACATTTGAATATGGCGACGTAGAGATCGCCTCAGAAGTTGGTTGGGACAACTACAAGCGTGTTGCTGATGGCATCATGACGTTGCTCGATCGCACGGGACTTCTTCACGGGTATAGCTTCAACAGTTGGAGTGATGTCGTCACATATGACGAAGCCTTTATCGAAGAGTGGTTGAAATCTCCTCAGACCTCCCTTTATTATAGCCTGCAGGTCATGGGCGACACTCAAGATAAGTCAGATGTATATGCTGCGCTTCAAGAGGACGTCGATGAGTATCTTGCAGACATCCTAAACGAAGAACTAACTTGTGACTGTCAAGAATGAACCCCTATGTAAAATTGATGGCGCGTAAGCGCAAGTGGACACCTGTTCAGACTACTGCAGGTGTCTGTAAAGAAGGTGCTGAGGAGACTATCTACAGAGCCTTAGCCCTTCGCCACATGGAGTTGCCTGTCGGTGACTTCATTACTGATGCTCTTGAAAAAAATGTTCCAGCTTCTGCTCGGTTGCTGCTCGAATCAAACGTCAAAGATGAAGAGAACCACGACGTCGCTCTGGGTTATATCGCCAATGCTTACGGCGTTGACGAGAAAGCGGAGAAAGAGGCACTGGCACTACAGAAAGCGTGGATTGCGCATCCTGATCACACGGTCACCAAAGCAATGGTTGCCGAGCGTGCAATTTTCTTCGTTCTTCTACCCTTCTTTCGCTTTTGTGGTGACGCTGGTATGAGGACGGTTTCCGCAGATATTAGCAGAGATGAACAAATTCACGTTGCTACCAATAGCCTTGTTTGTCGGGAGCTGGGGCTTGATATCAGCCCTTCTCTTGATAAACTCCGTAAGGCAACTATCAACTGGGTAATGCAGCCACTAGGTGTAAATACTCAGGACAGATATTTGGACAAAAAATTTTGGCTGGATTCTAGTGACCGACTAATGTATGAGGGTAAGGCACCCGAATTGTCGGCAACTAAATCCGCCCGAATGCCTGCATTCTTTGAGCACTCAAACGTAAACCTACCACAATATGCCTGATTTAAATCTTCTTGATGTGCGTGGCATGACAGCTAATGCTATGCTTGCTAAGCTTGAAGAAACCTTTCCACCCGCTAACCCTTCACCCGAAGATACAATTGAAAAGATTATGTACAGATCTGGTCAGCGGAGTGTCGTTGAATGGGTCATAAACTATATGGATGAAAACCAATGAGCAAAGAATCACGTCGTAAAGCAAAGAAAAAAAGGCAGAAGGAAAAACAGAAAGCCAGAGACCAAGCACGTGCTATTCGTGAGCAGCTACGCATTGCCAGAGAGCAGGCTGCACGTGAAACTGCAATGATTGCTGAGCAAATGCGTATTGCAGAAGAGCAGCGCACTCAGCAGGCTGCAATGTATGCACAACAACAGCAAGCAGCAATGGCTGAAGCTGAAAGGGTGCGTAATGCAGAAGCAGAAGCTGCCGCTGTTCGTCAGCAAGTCTCTGCAGCTAACCAAATGCGAGCAGGTCAAACTGCTAGCCTTCAAATCCAACCCACTGCTGGTGATGCAACCGGCACTGGTATGTTCAAAAAACGTAAGAAGCAATTCAACATTGCTGGCGCAGGCACTACCTACAAAGGTCTTGGCGGCGCTATGTCTGGTCAAACTGGAACCCTTAATGTCTAATGACTGCTAAATCACGATATGACAGATTGTCTTCGGACCGTTCCCAGTTTCTAAACTCTGCTAGACAAGCAGCAGATCTAACTATCCCTTATCTGATTCGTGAAGATGAGCACTTTACTAAAGGTGCTCTTAAACTACCTACACCCTGGCAATCTACTGGAGCTAAAGGTGTGGTGACACTTGCAAGTAAACTGATGCTTGCATTGCTGCCACCACAAACCAGCTTCTTTAAATTACAGGTTAACGATATTAATCTTCCCGAAGAACTTGGTCCTGAGATTAGATCAGAACTTGACTTGTCGTTTGCTAAGATTGAACGCACTATCATGGAAG